CGGCGGAGAGGGGGACCCCAGCAAGAAGACAGAGAGCAAAGATCCGAGCCGAGCGGACGGGAAGGCCTCAGCGGACTCGACGGCTATGCAGGCCGGGTGGGGCTAGTAACAAACGTAGGCGGCACATCCAGCAGCATAGAGCAGACCATTAACATGGAGATCAAAACATCAGACCCCGAGCGTGCAGGCAAGGCCGCGTCCGACGGACTACAGCGGCAGCTTGAAGATGCGCGAACCCAGACACGCGGCAGGGGAGGCAGCTAATGGCCGGCATTGTCGATTACGCAACGGAAAATTATAAAACCGGAGGGATTCGTGATTATCTCAATGGGCAATTTGCAGGCGAACCAGATACTGATGCGGAAACCGTCGGCATCGGGGGATTTACAACTTTCGCTCAGATAAGCGAAAAATTCAGCCGCTCTGCCAAGGTGCCTACCACCTTCCTCGAAGACGGTAGCCATGTTAACGATCACATTATCAGGGAGCCCCTTACGGTCAGCATAGAGGGCAACGTATCGGACGTTTACGCGCAGCCAAGCGCACCGGTGGCCGCATTTCAAGAGGCGCAAACGCAGGTCGGAAATATCACTCAATACGCCCCGGCGCGCACGCAGGCACAGCTTAGCCGAGTATCGGGTCTAGTCAATGACTTTACCAACGCGGTTGACCGGGTGGATGCTGCAATAGACGCAACGCAGGGCGCAGCAAAGTACCTCGGGCTGCAAGACAGCGAAGCCCAAACCAATATCGAGGCGTTTTTGAAAAAAATGGAAGGTCTTCAAGCGACTGATAAGCTAATCAAAATCAGCACGTCGTTCAAGAACTACACCGATATGTACATTACATCGCTTGAGGTCACACGTGATAACCAGAGCAAGGCGATCAGTTTTAACCTGGAGGCGCAGAAAGTGCGCATTGCGCAAACCCTATTCACAAAGACTACAGCCGCTCAGAACGCAGCCATTGCCACTAACGGCCAGACTGACGGCGAGACGGACAAGGGGGCGCAGGAAGGTGAGGAAGTGGAAGAGAGCTTGTCTACCAATTTGGGGCAAATGTTTGGGTGGATTCCAGAATGAGACGACTGCAAAACATAACGGCAGAGCCTATCCAGCGGCACACTATCCTTTTTGAAGAGTCTGAGATCATCTTCACGCTGCGATTTTACCCGCGCACTCAAATATGGATGTTCGATGCGGAGTTCGGCGACACGGTGGTTTACGGTCTAAAATTATCCGTGGGCGTATTGCACATGCTCAGCCAGAATCAGCCCTTTGATTTTATCTGTATTGACCGCAGCGGAAACGGGATTGATCCATTCACGCGGCAGGACTTCAGCGGCGGACGCTGTAATATTTACATGCTGGAGGCGGCGGATATGGAGCAGCTCCGTGGAGTAGAGGTGCAGTTCTGATGACCACTCCAAGATTTAGCCGCGATTATATCCTCAGAATAACCGCCGGAGGTCTCAACATTGAGATAACGCCGCCGATCCAAATTGTCTTCGACATCACGAAGTCTATCCGGGGTGGCATTAACAAAATGAATATACAGATTACCAACCTGGCAGAGTCCAAACGATTGTCTCTTGTTAAAGATGCCGAAGAGGGCGAGAAAGTAATCCCGGTTGCGCTGTTTGTCGGTTATCAAGACCGTGTAGAAATGATTTTCAAGGGCACAGTCCAGACCGGCGGTAATGCACGGCAGGGGCCGGACATCATTACCTCGCTGGAATGCTTGGACGGCGGCAAGGATTCGCTGCATAGTTTCACCGCCCGCACGGTCGAGGGCGGGCGCAGGGCGATAGATGCGTGCGTCGCAGATATGCCACGCACAAAAATAGGCAAGATCACCGAGCGTCCGCCTTTGACGCGACCCAAGGTGCTAATCGGCAACAGTGCGCGGCTTATCGAGGAAATGATGGGACCTAATGAAACGTGTTATATAGATGATGAACAGCTTTACGCCATAAAAGACGACGAGGTTGTGAGCAGGTACGTGCCGGTAGTGAGTGCGGCAACCGGGATGATCAGCACACCAACACGGGATAGCAAACTGGTGACGTTTGAGACGTTGATGAATCCAGCTATAAAGATCGGCGGTCTTGCTAATCTTAAAAGTTCAACAGCGCCGCACCTGGACGGCATTTACAAAATTGAAACAATCAACTATCGCGGCGACAATTACGGGGATGAGTGGAAACAGAGCTGCACCGGCACCCTGGCCGCAGAGGCGAAATCTATATGACAGCGAAGCGGGAATTGACAGACGTTCTGAACGACGCCATTGGCGAGGCACTGTCCAACTTGCACACTGCCACCATTGCCAAAGTCACGGCGGTGCAGGCCAAAACCATCAGCGTCCAGCCTGTTATTAATCGCGTGGTGGCTGGCCGGTCTATTGAACTACCGGAGTTCACAATGGTTCCGCCTGTATTTATGCAAGGCGGAGGCAGCTATACAGCGCACCCGATAGCCGTGGGCGATTACTGCTTGCTGATCCTTACAGAGCGTTGCTTTGATCGCTGGTACGACGGGGCAGATTTTCAAAGCCCAGCTGAATTTAGAATGCACGACTACAGCGACGGCCTGGCGATTGTAGGCGTCAATCCCTTGGCCAGTGCAATTACCATACCAAGTGTAATCCAGCAGACTGGCGATACGAACCAGGATGGTGACTATACGCACCAGGGCGACCGGACGCAGGTAGGCGACTTAACTGTTACAGGCAACTTGCAAGTTAATGGAAACATTACATGCACAGGCAAGCTAACTGTGGCAACGGCAACTATCGGCGGCATAGACTTTGGTACACACACTCACAGCGGCGTAGACACCGGGCCGGGCAACACAGGAGGACCGCAATAATGCAGGTCAGCGGACTAGACAACAACCTAGACTGGCGATTCGGAAAAAGGCCGCGCAGTGTACAATCGCGACTCAAAAGCTATTGCGCAGAACGTGCTAACGCGGCTACGGTCATTCAAAGGCGACTGGTATCTGAACACGCAAGCGGGTGTTGACTGGCTTCAGTTGCTCGGCAATCTTGGCACCGAGCGGCGCATCATTCGAGCCGTGGAATCAACCGTGCTGCAAACCGAGGGCGTTATTTCAATACAGCGTTTAGGCATAATTAAGCGAAACAGCAGCAGGGGTGTTACAATCGAACTTCAGTACACCGACGTTTTTACAATACAAGATTTGCAGACCCTGGAGCTTACCGCATGACATTGCCACGATTCACGCCAGACGGCATTCAGGTACAGACCTTTCAGGAAATCTATGACGAGCTGGCGGCGGGCTACCGGGTAATCTATGGCGAAGATATAAACCTTGAGCCGAACAGCCCTGACGGTCAGCGCGTAGCCATAGAGGCACAGCTAGTTCTTGATTCGCAGTCGTTCGGCGCACTTGAATACAATCAACGCGATCCAGACTTTGCGCTTGGTCAGTCTCTTAACTCAATCATAAAGCTGTCAGGCATCACGCGCAGGCCAGCCACGCGCTCTCAGGTGGACGTTGTGGTAACGACCGACCGACCGCTTACGCTTCCTCCGGATTATGCCGTCGAGGATGATTTAGGGCAGTCGTGGTCAACGCTTGCAGCCAGAACACTAATTGCCGGGACCACAACCGTCACTGTGTTTGCCGTTAACTTTGGCGCAATAGCCGCTGATCCTGACACCATCGTCAACCCTGTTACCGTTGTTATCGGCGTGCAGTCTGTTACAAACCCGGCATCGGCTACGGTAGGCATTGACGAAGAAACAGATCAAGAGCTGCGGGTACGTCGCAACAGGTCACTAGAGACTCCGCAGTCGTCCAGCACTGGCCGCATGTTTACGGCACTGGCAAGCGTGCCCAACGTCACCGATGTGGCCGTGTACGAAAACGACACGGACACGACTGACTCCGACGGCATCCCGGCGCAACAGCTTGTGGGTAGTGGTTGAGGGCGGCGCGGTATCTGATATTGTTGAGACGATGGTTAAAAACAAGACCGGGGGCAAGGGGATGGTCGGCGCGGTAACTGGGACGTTTAGCGAGGATTTCACGCGCCCCAACGGCACCACGTTTACCATTGTTCACAGCATGACGTTTGACCGCCCTGTTGATGTGCCCGTTCTTGTGCGCCTGGATGCTACTTTTGTTGACGTAAATCTGCCGATAGACGACGAACTCATCAGGCAAGAAATTGCAACGAAACAATTTGGCACTGGGGACAGCTTGAAGGCCAGCAGCTTGTACGTACTAGCGTTCAACTCCGGCGAAAACTTCATACCCACGAATTTAGAGATTAGCAGGGACGCAGGGGCAAGCTGGACGGGCGGGCAGTTAATTGCAGATCTGAACGAGAAATTCAGCATTGCATCCGCTGACGTTACTGTTACGGAGGTTATCCCGTGAGCTTTGAATCCGATTACGTCAACCTGCTGATAAAACAGTATTGGGAAAAGCCCAAGGCCAACGCTGAAATCAGGATGAAGGCGGGCACATGGCGCAAGACGTTTGAATGGATTGACTCGTTTGGAGATGAGTTTGATCTGGATATTGCAACCGGCGACCGGTTGGATATTACTGGGCGCATCGTGGGCATCAGCCGATTAATTCCGCTGTCTATTCCAAAAGTAGCGTTTGGCTTTGCCGAGAATCCAAAACTCTCGCGGCTTTGATGATAAGTTTTTCCCTCTGAATGATCGTGCTCCATTTCAAGACAAGTTTGAGTCTGCCTCTACGGATTTGGTTCTTGATGATAATGCCTACAGACAGTTTATTCGTGCCAAGATTGCAAAGAATACTTTTGGGCCTTATATGTCTTGCAATCAGTCTTTGTCCATTCAGCAGGCGGTCATTTAATATATTTGACGGCTGGCCTATGTTACAGATAATTATGACATGACCTTAACCTTACATGTTTCGCCAATCTTTAACAGCGCCACGCTTGAGGCCCTTTTGAGGCTTTCACTTATTCCAAAACCCCAAGGGGTTCGGTACATCACGGTTATAGAATGACCACAGGAGCCTTGAAAAATGGCAAAGATTGATAGATATAACGGCAACCTGAAAGCGTTTGCCAGCGACGCTACCGGAACCGAAAGAACTATTTTCGGTGACACCGCGCAGTCTGACGAGCTTGACGCTAACATCACAGCTGACCTTCTGAGGGGCTGGGGCGTTGTCGGCCCTACGTTTAACCCAACGAAGCAAGACTTTAACGGTCTGGCATTTACGCTGGGGCAGTTGATTTCTTATCTTCATCAACGTGGCGTGCCGGAATGGAACGCAGCTCAAGAGTATTATGCCGGGTCTGTGGTCACTACGCTGGCCGGAATCTACCGGTTGAAGTCTGGCGGTGTCGGAAGTTCTGACCCCGATACTGACGGCGGGGTCAACTGGGAGCTGATACCAACGCAGGCGAAAGTGGACGCCAAGGCCGCTATCTCCGGGCAGGCGTTTTCAGGCAACATATCAGCTCCCAATTTATCCGGGACAAATACAGGTGATCAAACTAAAGCAGATATTGATGCTCTTAATATTGATGCTGACACACTTGATGGTATTGACTCGTTGGGATTTGCTACAAGCGCCCAAGGTGATACGGCTGATAGTGCTTTACAAAGCAGCGATATTGGGATAAGTGTTCAAGCACACGATTCTATATTAGACGGTACTACAGCGTCTTACACAACCTCTGAACAGACTAAACTAAGTAACATTGAAGCTAACGCGACTGCTGATCAGACTAACAGTGAAATTAAAAGTGCTTATGAAGCTAACGCTGATACTAATGCTTTACTGATGCTGAAGAAACTAAGCTCTCTAATGTTGGATCTAACGCAACCCGAGACGTAACCATATCAACTTCTGCACCCTCTGGTGGTTCTGATGGTGATATTTGGTATACGTACACAGCTTAAAGGATAACAATTTATGCCAGTAAAAGTAAAAGTTAGTGGGGCATGGAAGGATGCTGTGCCTAAAGTTAAAGTATCAGGTGCTTGGAAGGATGTTTCTCAGAAATGGGTGAAGGTGTCTGGTGCTTGGAAAGAATTACTTAACACTTTGGTGGAGGTTGTAGCTAACTATGACAACAAAAACATTAGTTGGGTTAATTATGCTGCTGGTGGAATGCATTTTAAACCCGATGGTACAAGTGTTTTTGTAAGAATGTCAGAAGCAACTTTTTAACCCTAACGTGGAAGAAATTTGGGAGTATACTCTATCCACACCTTGGGATTTAAGCACAGGCTCATACAACAAGAAGCTAGATATCTCATCCACTGGCGGGATCACGGTAGATTCTGGTGATAGGGATGCGATTAGTTTTAAACCCGATGGTAGTAGAATGTTTGCTGCTATCGGGGTGCCATTATTTTTGGGTATTTATCAACTGATTGGAACATATCTTCAGCTAGTTATACTGTAGTACAGCTTTGGTGATTTTG